CGAGCATACGCTTCTGGCTTTCTTGAGCTATCTGTTGCGTCTAATCCTTTACCAAATATCATTTGAGAAACCCCAATAATACAAGCTCCAGCGGTAGCACTTCCATTCGCTTTGTTTATAAGGAAAGAAAAATAATCATTGTTTGCACCAAATTCCACCCACTCATTTGTTTTAGATTCGATAATTTCTGGAGTTTGGTAACTGCTTAAACTAACAAGGCTAATCGCTGGATTCCTCTTTGTTGGTACGTTTGGTTTTCTGTATTTATTTATGTTTTTACTCATAAGATTATAAAATCGTTATTACCTCCCTTTTCTTTATACTCATCTTTGTTGATTGTATAGTATTCATTATTAGATTGGTTTGTTGATTGGATTGTACAAAAGACTTTATCTCTGTAAATGATATCGGAATCAGTCACAACACCTTGCCCGTTGAATATTTTTAAATCGTAGAAACGCCCTTCGTTTAATTCGAAGACACTTGATAACTGAATATAATTACCAACCTTAGTCCCATTTATTAAAATAGTTTTGGTGTCATTTGTACTATCATCACGTAAAGTGAGAGTTATTGCGGTTGCATATATTCTCGGAATAATCTTTATCGTTTGTACATTATTATTCGGCAATAAATGTTTCATATATATATAATAGATTAATCGTTGTTTTTTGTTATTAAAAGCAAAAAAAAAAAGGACACTCAATTAAGAATGCCCTTTTCAACTAAAAAAAAGAAAGAAAATTATGCGTTTGGATCGATTTGAGTCGCACTCTCAAGAGCAGTAACAATCGTAGATGTTACAAAGAAAGCTGGATCTGATTCCATCGCTTCCATGCTTAAAGTAAATCCACTCATATCACCCATATTTGCCCCAGATACGATAGTCCCAGAAACCACTTCAGTTCCATTATCTTTACCTAAAAGAATAAAATTAGAATTATAGTCTTCAACCACTACTATTGGTCGTGCAACTGATAATAATTTAATTTGTTCTTGTGTTGCTTTATCTAAAATAGGTAAAGTTAAATTTAACGCTTGTGTTGTAAACGTTGTCCCGTTTTCTCTCGAAGATGTAATAGTCTGCTCGAGAGTAGAACTACCTTTAAGATCGAATTTAAAAAATACTGGTGTTCCAGTTATTGCGGTAATTTCTCCGTCTACGATTGTAGTTGTTCCCAACGTACCATAATCCGCAAAGTAAACCGCTTTCAAGCCTCCGACAGATGATTTACATCCTAAAGCTCTACCACTTGTTAATAAACATGCCATTGTTTTGTGTGTTTTAAGTTATTAAAAAAAGGGTAAGCAGATGAACAACCTACCCTTTATTATTATTTATTTATTTTGATTAAGAATAGTAAACGATGTCTTCAACTACTGAGTAATTTACTCCCGCAGAATATCTCATTATAAATCTCACATTTTGAGACCCATCTAAATCAGCCATATCTAAAACTTTTACTTCGTTGTGGTCAGATAATAAACCCGTTCCGAAATATAAGTTAGATTTTAAAGTTGATATCATTGTATCATCTGCTAAACCATTACAAGCAACCACTTTTACACCATCAAAATATTGAATGTCAACATCTTGATTATTTCCTTGTGCGTTTACTCCATTTGCTCCTACTCCGTTTGCTGAAAAACCACCTAATGATCTTTTATAAGCTCGGAAAATATTCTGAGAAACGAATATAAAAAGCTCTTCGTTAGAATATAAAGAAGCTGGAATTGCGTCCACAACTTTTCCTAATTCTTCTATTACATTTCCAGCATTAACACCACCAGCAACCTTTGCGATATCTTGACCCGATGGTAAAGTATCAGCAGTTAATAATGTTGCAAAACCATCAAAAGAACCAGCTCCAGCAGTTCCACTCCATATATCTTGTTCAGTTTTTTGTGCTACTTTTTCAGCCATTAAACCGATAAAGTAATCAGAGAAAGTTTTTGGTAAGTTCTGATTTAAAGAACTATAACCCATAGAAATCGCTTCCCAATCGCTCATAAATGGAGTCTTACAAAGTTCAAGATTTACTTGTAATTGTTTAGGTTCTAAGATTCTTTCTGTTAAAGTAACAGTTGAAGTATCTGCGAAATCACAAGTAGAGTTTGCAACGATTCCGTCAAGTTCAACTCTTTTTAATACTTCTTTAAATTTTACATTTGGTTTAACCTCGATTAATCCGTTTGCAATTGTGTTACCGCTTAAAAGTGCCGATGATACGTATGATCCCGCAAATTCTCCAGCGTAACTTGATGTAATTGATACTGTTGTAGCCATTTTTATTTATTGATTATGTTAAAAATTCTGTTTTGTACTGTGTTTTTACCTTTTTGAGAATAAAGATTTAATTCTTTTGTTGCAGATACGTTTTCTGGATTATGTGATATTCCTTCAACTTCTGATAATTCAACTTTTTCAGCTGATAATTCAACAACTTCTTCAACTTCAACTTTTGAAAGTTTTAGTTCGTTAATCTCATTACGTAGTTTTTCAATTTCAGAAAAGAAAGTTTCTTCGCTAATTGATTTTACAACCTTTTTAGGTGTTGCAGTTTCAGTCGCTAACTCTTCTTCAACTACTTCTTCAATTACTTCTTCTTCAACCGCCTCTTCTTCTTCAGTTCCAGCTTCTTTGATTTCAGAAATAATACCTTCTTCTTCAACTACGATAACCATACCTCCCTCAACTTCATACTCTCCGATTGGTACGCTTACTCGCTCTTCGTCTGCAACGACAAAAACCTCAGCTCCAACTTCAAATACTTCCGCTTCAAAAATAGCACCATTATCAAGTTTCATTTGCTCAAACTTTACTTCGATACCAAGTAAGGTTCTAACTTTGTTTAATGTTTCTTTTGTATTCATATATATATAATAAAATTAAGGATTAATTTTGCATTTTCGTTTTGATTATTATTCTTCTTGCTTGTAAATACTACCTATTCCTTGCCTCCAATGTTCACGATCTTCACAAGTTTCACAATCACATTCTTTTAATGTGTAAGTATTTTTACAATAACAATAAACCGCTTTCATTATGATAATAGTTTTTTAAGTTCGTCCATTACAGATAAATCTTCTTGTAACTCTTCGTTTGGTCTTTCTAATTTATCCGCAAAAAACCCCTCAATACTAAAACCCTTTAAAATCCCTTTTTTAGCCATTTCATAAACCTCATCATTATCACATTTCATAGAACCCATCCATGAACCTACGGGAACATCTAAACCATACAAAGCTGACTTATCTTTTTCTTTGTCCTCTACGATCCACGATTCTACCAATGTCAATCCTTCTAATTTGCCATCATGCTCTAAGGTTGAATTAGATTGATTGCCATTCTGTAAATACATTTGTGAGGCTTTTAAAACAGTATCAGCCGAAAAGAATACATAGTATTCATCCTCTCCGTTACGTCTATAAATTGGCTTCTTAGGGATTAATAAAGCACCCATTAATAAACGCTTCTCTTTGCTTATTTCAGCAAGTTTAATCTCTTGGTTATTTAACGCTATAAAATCTGATTCAATAGCTGGATTTTCTACAACCGAAATAGCCTCTACTCCGATTGCTTCGTCATCATCTAAAATTAATTCTATTATCTTCATATTTATATAATGTTTTTTTTGTTGTTTTTTGTATTTTAAATTGATGCACCGCTAATTATATTTCTATCTAACTCTTGAGAAGTAGATATATCCCCAGAAACTACAAACGCTTGTACGGGTTGTTGAGATTGCCCACCGATTGCACTTGCTAACTGATCAGTACTACTTGCACCGACAACATTAAACGCTGGAGGCAAACTCGGAACGCTTGGAATATTTGGAGCTGAACCGCCACCCGAAACAGTTGGAACAGAACCCGCTCCACCTTGTCCACTTGGATTTATACTTTTTATAGCTGAGATGTTTTTAAGAGCAACCGCACCCGCTAAGGCAGATTGTACAATTGGATACGCTGGAAAAACCGCAGTAATTGGAGATTTTTGAGCGGTACTATAAGCATTTTGTACCCCTTCAACCCCGCTAATGGTAGCACTCGCAATTGCCATGGCTTTCCCTATCTTACTATCTTTACCCGCTAATTGAGAAACTTGATTTAAGGTATTTTTCGCATCCCCTAAAGTTTGTTGCATTTTTAACCTATCTAAATCAGCTTGAGCTTTTGCGAATTTTTTACGTATTGCTTCTTTTTGCTTTTCAGTACCACCTAATAAATGAAGTTCAGCAAGTGCTTTCGCTTCTTGTCTTTTTAAATCTTGTTCA